TCTTTCTTATAATTCTATTCGTCTCTCCATCGTCTCCTATCTTCGTCCTTCTATCTTCTCTCTCACCAAACACCGCACCAAAAAATTCTTTTTCAAACATAATGCCACTCTTAAACACTTAAAATGTAGGGAACCTACGGTTCCCCTACGACCCCTCCCTTTTCTTTCAAAGACTCGTTAAAAAATACTATTTAGATGGGGATTAAAAACCATAAAAACGCCACCCTTTGGATAAAGTTATAAATTAGTAACGTGATTATGAATTTGGTTTTCTTCACGTAACAACTTGTTTGAATATAAAACCTTTAAACGTTTTTAATTTATAACATATAGGTCTATCATTATCATTATATTTATAATAATGGCAACATTGATTTATGCCACTTAACTGGATATTTAATTTTTTACTTGCATCATATCCAGATTCAAAACTATTTATAATTTGATTTGTTTCTTTATCAATTTGAATAGTCGTTTTTTTTCTCTTATCAATTTGAATAGTCGTTTTTTTTCTATTATCAATTTGAATTTCATTTATTTGTGTAGTGTTATTTGAAACATATATTTTTGCTATTTTCAAAATATCTGTCAACCTATTTTGGTCATCTTCAAATATAAATATATATTTTTTTTTATACGTTTTCCAAACATTATAAGAATATGAACAATTTCCTTTATAAAAATTACATATTGATAATATAGCAGTAGTATTTATATTTAAATTTTTTACTGCTTCACTTGCACCATAAAATTTATGTAAAATGTTTCCACTCTCAATATCTATCTGTAAAATATTCTTACTATTTTTTCCTTTTTTTAAATTATCAATTGTCTCTTTTGTATTCATATTTTCTTTATAGGTAACCCATTCTAAATTACTTAAATTATTATTCAATATATTTGTATCTTTATGATTAACTACTGGTTTATTTTCTGGATTTTCTAAAAAAGTTTCAGCAACTAACCTATGAACTAATCTATTCATTTTAACTCCATCATCGCGTTGTAAATTTACAAAACGATATCCATTTATTTTTGAACCATTTACTATTCGATTAGTTCGTTTATGTTTAATTTCACCTGTATTTGATACCAAATATTTATCTAATTCTGGATATGGTTTCCAAATAATATTTTCGTAGCATTTTTCTTGAAAATTACTATCATTTTTCTGAATATCTAGGTATGATATTTCAAAATCATCCAACTTTTTAGATTTTATTTTATTATTACATACTGAAGAAAGATGTCCTATACTACAATTCAATATATTTGCACAATCAGTTAAACTGTCAAATATTTTTTCTTCTTTTGTTGATTTAGTTTTTACTATTATTTTTCTTTTGAATTTATTGATTAAATTATTATCAACTGCGTGTCGCATATTGTCATTTTTTGATATCCATTCTAAATTATTTGCTTTGTTATCATAAAAATCTCCATTTTTATGATTTACTTCTATTAAATTATTTGGATTATCAATAAAATGTTCTGCTACAACACGATGTAAATAATATTCTTTTCGTTTATTATCAACTTTTAAAGAAACTCTTGCTCTTGTATTTGTTTTCTTCAATCTCTCATAATTTATATTTAATTTTTTATTTTTTTTAATATTTTTAATATTACCTAAATTTGATACTTGATATTCAGGAGAATAAGTGATTATTTTCCATATTTCTTCCATTTAAATATTTTATTATTATTTTATATTTAAATAATTATGAAAATATCCTCATCAATTTTATGAAGGATGATAAAAATGATTCTTCATAAAATTGATCATCATTTTATTCAAATAAATAAATGTATAAAAATATTTAAAGAACAACAAAATGGAAAATACGCCTACTTACGATTCCAATATCGTAATTGATTGCAGCAATATTGAATTATCCTATATAGAAAGAGATGATTCTTCGCTTGATTCTGATACAGAATGCTGTATATGTTTTGAAAATATAAAAAAAACAAACAATTGCACTACTCCTTGCGGTCATATGTTCTGTTTCAATTGTATCGTGAAATCATTGAATAATAATAAAAATTGTCCTTATTGTCGAACTGTTTTAGACGATTCTCCAGATGACGAAGATGAAGAAGAAAATGAAGACTATGAAGATTATGACGATTATCGGGACAATGACGACGCAAATGAAGATTTATTAAATAAATTAACAGAAAGATTTGAAAAATATGGGTTTACCTTAAAAGATGCAATATCAATGCTTTCTGATGTTTATAGTAGTAAAAATTCTACTTATACAGAAGAATACTTTGATAGACTAAACGATCATTATAATATTATGTATGAAGAAGTTTCTGATGAAGTTAATGAAAACAAGGCTTTTGGGTTAGAAGATTATAGAATTACAGAAAACAAACCAATATCTCGTATAATTGTTGAGAATCTTGTAGATACGACAATAGAACAAATAATGCTTAATAATTAATAATCATAAAAATCAATATCCCACGGTATTTCTCCATCATCCCAATCCACCTTTTCTAATAATGTTTTTGTTGAATTCTTAGGTGATATTTTTTGTAATATTATTTTGATTGCTTCTGTTTTATTCATATTTTCAATAAAATCATAATTTTTCATCTCTTTTTTATTGAAAAGTTGAAATGGTATTTTTTTTATTGGATTGTATACAGATCTATACGAAATAGTATTTACTAAATAGAAAATAATCAAAAATAGTTTCATTATAATATAATTAGTATAAATTATTTTTATATCAATGCATAAAAATGATTTATTTTTGTAGGATTTACAATATAAAAATATTCAAAGCCAAATTACTAAAATGCCTCTACTAGCAGATAATATAAAAAATATTTGTTATTCCCAATTATCCACAAATTCAAATGATGGAGCAGTCGACTTTCTGTTACAAAATCCAAATCGTATTGTTTGGGCTTCATTTTCAAAAAATTCAAATGATAGAGCTATTGATTTTATGGAACAACATTCAGACCGTGTCGATTTTTATTCTTTACACGATAATACAAATGATAGAGCTATTGATTTATTGATACGTTTGTCGGAAGAACGACTCGATGAAAGAATCCAATATAATTTATTATCATATAATCCAAGCAACCGAGCACTTGATTTATTGGAAGAAAATATCTCCAAAATCGATTTGACAGTATTACACGAAAATACAAACGATAGAGCGTACGATTTATTAATAAATTTATTGAAACGTTCTCATAATATTAGATGGGATTTGTTATCTAGCAATTCAAGTGATTGGGCGCTTGATTTATTAAAACAAAATCAGGAAAAAATTGATTGGTGTGAATTATGTCAAAATCCAAACGATAAAGCAGTTGATTTATTATTACAAAATACAGACATAGTTACATTGAATAATTTATGGAGTTATTTATCTATGAACTCAAATGATAGAATAGTCGATTTGTTACAAACAGAACAGGACAAGGATGTAATTAATTGGGCAATTTTATCAGCAAATACAAATGATAGAGCGATTGAATTATTAGAACAAAATATTGAAAAAATTGATTGGTGGGGATTATCTGGAAATTCAAATGAGAGATTATGGTTTGATACTAAATATGTATTAAAATAGAGTATCTTGGCTAGGTTCTCAAATAAAATTTTTAGAATTAGGATTTGTCGTTATAGTTTTTTATTTCTAATCAAAAAACTAATACATAAAATTGATTTATCTTTTTACTGCACTGTTTTTATAATATTACACAAAAACAAAAGCAATCACTAAAATGTCCATTGTTCTAAGAAACGGAAAGCAATTAATGAAATTGAAAAAAAAGAGTTCCATTACTTTAATGGATCTCTTTGAAAAGGAATTCAATGATAAGAATAGCACGTTCCGTTCAATAATGCTCGATAAAAATACAGGTAATTTCTTACTATTCTTGATATCTATGTTCTCTTTAATAATAGTAATTACTTTACTTTCAAAATAAAAAAAGTTGATTAATTTACAAAAATAACAAAAATTAAATAAATAATAAAAATTCAAGAAACAACTATTTTAGACATTTTATCAATCAACGCATTGTCATACATTGTAAATATTGTAATTTTTTCACGGCACATTGGACAATTCAAATGGTTATTTTGATTTGATTTATCAAGAAGTTTGATTACACATTCTCCGCAAAACGAATGTTCGCAATTTGTTTTTATAGATTTTTTTGTAAGGACTGATTCATAACAAATAGGACAATCGCAACTAGCATTTTCTATACTTGCCTTTTTTATTTGAATATTGAATTTGGGTTCTCTATTTTTCTGTTGATATCGATATCTTCGAATCGCATTATGCAAAACTGTATTACGATTACTCATTGCAAATTCGCGTAATACTGGATTTTCAATTCGCATAATATCGTTATCGATTTGAAATGCAATATCATATGTATACTGTTCTCTTTCTGTATCTTGACGTTCTCTTTCTAATCTTCTTTGTTCCCTTTGATTTTCTCGCTCGGCTTCTTGTCTTTCGGCTTCTCTTTGTTGGGCTTCTTCGGCTTCTCGTCTTTGAATTTCTTCGGTTTCTCTTTGGTGGGCTTCTTCGGCTTCTCTTTGTCTTCCTAAATCAATATTAGTAGTAGATATTATATTTTCTCGTTTTCTTTTGCGTTCTTCTTTTTCTTCTTGTATCTTTTGATCAACTGATTTTACATAATCAGCAATCACCTCTTTATTATTTTGAATAATTAGACAATACACTTTCAAAACAGTCTGACGCATTAATTTTTCACGCAACCACAATGAAATATTAAATTGTAATCCAAGAATTTTTATTTCAACCAACGAAAGTGTTTTCATCCAATTTTCAAATTGGCGTTCTGGTTCTCCTTCTTGTAAAGAAGAAAGTCGAAAAGATTCGTCAATCAATTCCTTGACTTTTGGACTTTTACAATGATTGATTGTATGTCCATTTTCATCACAAAACGCACAACAATATATTCTCTTGACTGACATTCTTTCGCTTATTTTTAAACATATAGAATAAATTATGGTATTTTACACAATGTACTCTATTTTGTATTTCAATTTTATAAATAATTCAATTTTCAATAAAAATATCTATAAACGTGCCACATTTTCGTCATTTTCTTCGCTATTTTCTTCGGAACTGGATAAAGCAATCGAACTCTCAGAACTGTCCATATAATTTAAAATATCATCTGTATTTTTATAATTATCTAATTTGAATTCTTCCATTCCAATAAATACCATATTTTGTTTCAATTTTTCCTTTTCTTTTTTATCTAAATCATTGAATTGAACAAAATTTGTCAAATATGCAGAATAAAAAATATTTTTTTCAGTGCTCAATACTAAACGAACATTATATAATTTTATGGTCATAAATAAAATATTTGTTGAAAATCCAATGGCTGTATTATTATTCAGATAGTGTTCAAATACAACAATACTACTCAACATAGTATTTATAATAAAAAATACAATAGCAATATATCCACTTCTATAATATAATATATCAATATCCAGAATACTTTCTCTTTTTAAAATATCTAATTTATCAATACGTTTTCCGACAGATTCATTATCATTGGATATCTCATTATTACTATCTAAATAATCAATTAATCTATTTTCTCTAGTCATTTCAATACCATACAATATCAAAAAAGAAATCAAAGTAGAAATATTAAAGAAAAAAGCAATATTATAAAACACATTTTTTTTACTAAGGTTCACGAGAGGATTGCAAGAATTACCATCGCAATCTTGTGGGACAAATATTATTAAACAACTTCCGATGAGAACCCGATACAATTCTACAATAAATTCCAAAGCAACATTCACCTTTTTTTGAATATGCGCCTTTTCATTTTTCAATAAATTCAAATCCATAAAATAGTATATTATATATAACTTATTTATCATAATCAAATTTTTTAAAGTCTTCTTGAAAAATTGTATAAATGATACTTCTCAATTCATCATCTCAATTCATCATCTCCATTTATCGTCATTTTATAATGAATATTGAATCTTTCCAAAAATAATTTTCATAGAACTTCAACAAAATAGTTAATATTTTTATTGATTACCATTTGAATTATTTTTGTTAAACAAATACGATTAACTGCTCTAGCCCTTCGATTAAGCAATCTTGCCGAATTACATAACCAATTGCAAGCGGATTTTTTTAGCAATCTTGTTCTCATCTTCAAATAAAAAAACATTGAATTTTCTCGTAGAATAATTGTCTAGTTCGACAGTTGCTGTTATTCTGGATAGTAATTTATAATTACTTAAGTATACCATATAGGAAAAAGTGCCGTCATTTTTTTGAACTTTATCAAATATGATTCCATCGTGTTCCACTTTCATTATATTGGAATCCAGAAAACACCGATTCATTAATTCACAATCGATTTGCACTTTACGAATAGACCGCATTGCCAAATTAATATAATCTATTTCTCTTATCCATTCGCAAATGAATTTTTTCGCATCTTGAGATAAGGTTCTCACCATTGTCCTTTTTTCTTTGGTGGAAAATGGTATTTCAGAAATAAAAATCGTTTGATTCAATAGATCTACTAATCTGCGTATTGGAGAACTAATATGAATATATGATTTTTTATTCATTATTATATGTTCTCTCGAGTTCTCATTATAGACTACATATTCTCCAAAAGTATTATTCCAATTTTGAATAATACGTTTTGTATCTTGATCCAAATGTTCCGTTTCTGCCTGTTTTTTCAAATAATCTTCCGGGTGTATAATGGTAGAAGACCGAAAAATACCGCATTGATTTATCTCCAAAATATTGGCGGTTTGAGTATTAATAAGAATCATTAAAAAGGCAACGACATCATGGCTGGTATGTATATTTTTATCCATTGTTTGCAAGGTTCTCAATAAATCTTTATAATGATTGTTTTTAAAAATAAGTTTCGGATCTTCATAAACATAATTTTTCGACACTTTAATGAGAACATTCTCAAAAGTAGGAGGTTTTATAATATTTCCACTAGGATCGACTATTATATCCATTGCAAAGGCAAATCGCAATTGATTTTCTTGTAAACTGCAGAGTGTATCGGATAATATGGTTGGCAACATAGGTCTTCGATGATCCGGTAGATAAATTGTGGAAACGCGTTTACTAAAGGATGTCCAAAGGTTGAGTGTTTCCAACCAGAAAAACACATTTGCAATATACACCGATATTTGAAAATTCCCGTCTGCAGTAAGTTTAATAGAAAATGCGTCATCGAAATCTGTGCTGGATTGGGGATCAATTGTAAATATGGTTTCAGAACGACGATCTTTGATATTATAATCTGGGTTCTCAAATATTTGAAATACAAATTCATCATAAGACGGTTTTTGTTTCAGCGTTTCGCGAGCTGTATCCGTTATCTTTTTCAAAGAAAAATGGAGATTTTTACAGTAGAGTTGATATTGGTAGAAATTTTCGACAGTATCAACATTGCCGATGGTTTCAACGAGAGTTCCAGTAGGATGTTGGGATAACCAATCTTTGAATTGGAATATAACATACTTATTGATTTGTTTTTTGGAGAACCCAATTTTTATATCATACGGAATAAGAAAATGCGGTAAATGTGTATCATCGGGAATACACTTATATAAAAGATGTTTTTTATTGGAAGTTCTCCCGTAAGTTTTATTATTCTCCAATACAAGAATTCCTGCAAGAACCTGGTTATTTCTTACGGGTGAATGTAATAGTGTTATTTCTTGGTTCTCTTCATTGACGGAAAATATGTCTTTGGTGAAAAATTTATTATTGAGTGGATGAAAATTTGGAGGAATATTTGGGGATGTAATATCATCGTTTGTGTCTGCATCCACGAATGTCCATCCAGAATATTTGGAATCTTTTATGAGTATTTTTATATTTTTAGAATTCATATAATACAATAATAATATTGTATTATATTTAAACGGTTTTATGGATGAAACATTTATTTACGTCTGGATGATCGTCTCTTCTTTGAGGTTTTTGATTTTTTTTCTTTGTGTGCTTTTCTGGATTTCTTTCCACCTGAAATAGAACTGGCAGTTTTTACCAATGTAGATGATAAATCGTCAGGTTTAAAATCAGAGGTAGAATCTGTAACAGGTGGGATGGCATTGCTAGAAGAACCAGGCATTGGTTGAACAGGAATGCTGGCACTAGAAGGAGTAGCCATTGAACCCATTTCTCCCATTCCACCCATTTGTTTTTTATTTTCTTTGTATATCTTTGCGGCACCTTTCATAGATTCACTAAATTTATGTTCTGAATTTTGCTTCTTTTGTTCATTGTGATATTTCATAAGAAAATCGGTCCAAGCTGTCATTATTATATATACTAAATGGATATTATATTTTACGCAAAAAGAAAATAGAAATAAAATGCCATATATTTTAACTCTGGTTCTCCATAATGCCTCCTAAAAATACTAAATTTTATAAAAAATCATTTGTTAGAAAAACAGACGAATCATTTAACGCAGATTCTTTCAATAATGCTAAATATTTACTCATTGTCGAATCTCCTTCAAAATGTAAAAAAATAGAGGGATATTTAGGTTCTGATTATAAATGTATTGCATCAAAAGGACATATTCGTCATATAGATAATTTGAAATCCATTGATACAAAAACCAATTTTTCCATTACATTCTCCATTATTGAAGAAAAGGCAAAACACGTTGAATTTATGCGCACTATAATAGATCATTTTGATAAATCGAATATTATATTAGCAACGGATGATGACCGAGAAGGAGAAGCCATTGCCTGGCATATTTGTGATATCTTTGGACTACCCGTTAAAACAACAAAACGAATTATCTTCCACGAAATTACACAACCGGCTATTTTAAAAGCGGTAGAGAACCCAACAATCGTTAATATGAATTTAGTAAATGCACAAAAAGCTAGACAGGTTCTCGATATGATTGTCGGATTCAAAATTTCTCCTCTTTTATGGAAATATTTATTTAATAATAAAACCAGCGGATTATCTGCCGGCCGTTGTCAAACCCCTGCATTACGTCTTGTATATGATAATGAAAAATTAGCAAAGGAAATGGAATTCAAATATAAAACCGTTGGCCACTTTTTTTCGCAAAACATTCCTTTTGTTCTAAATCACGAATTCAGAGAACCGGAAAAAATGACAGAATTCTTAGAGAAATCCAAAACACACTCACATACGTTTTCTCTCGGCATTCCTAAAGAGATCTATAAATGTCCACCGAAACCATTCAATACTTCGAATCTCCTACAAGTCGCCAGCAATGTTCTCCATTATTCACCGAATGAAACAATGTCGATTTGTCAAAAATTATATCAAAATGGTGATATCACTTATATGAGAACCGAAAACACCAAATATTCCGCCGTCTTTTTGAAACAAGCCCGGGAATTTGTGATTAGCGAATTTGACAAAAAAGAATATGTAGGCAATCTGGATCTCCTATTATCCAATGAATCGGCGAATCCCCACGAAGCCATTCGTGTAACCCATTTAGAAAAAAAATCAGTAGTTGGGTTTGATGCGAGAACCTCTTCATTATATCGTCTTATTTGGCGTAATACAGTTGAAAGTTGTATGTCGGATGCCGTGTTCAAGACAATTGGATGCGAAATTACGGCACCTGAGAAACACAAATACAAATATACATTAGAAATCCCTATTTTTTTAGGATGGAAGAAAGTGGGAGTATCGAGATCCGAAGAAGAAAAGCCTGTAGCAGATGATTCTGCGCTGCATTTGTTCTTCCAATCAATCAAACAACCTGCTAAAATTCCTTATAATTATATTGAATCTACTGTATCCGCTCAACATCTAAACCATCATTATACAGAAGCCTCTCTCATTCAAAAATTAGAGGAAATGGGTATTGGTCGTCCATCCACTTTTGCCTTTATTGTAGAAACCATTCAAGAGAGGGGATATGTTAGGAAACAGGATATCGATGGCAGAAAGGTCGAATGCACTGAATACAAATTAAGAGACACCACTGTCGAAATCGCAAAGAAAGAAAAAGTGTTTGGAAACGAGAAAAACAAACTGGTCATTCAACCCACAGGTGTCATTACAGTCGAATTTTTAATACAACATTTTCAAAACCTCTTTTCTTATGATTACACGCGAATTATGGAAGAAAAACTGGATGAGATTGGGGGCAATGGCGCCTTCGGCGCCATTATTCCAGGATCGGCGCCTTTGGCGCCGCCTGACTTATATTCCCAAATTTGTCGTGAGTGTTATGATGAAATCAAATTATTATCAAAACCAATTGCCGCCATTTCTAAACAAACATTCCCAATCAATGACCATTATGAATTAGTATTTCAAAAATCGAATTGTTCTCTTCGTCGTAAATTGGAAGACGGATCCTACGAATACAAACCCATCAAACAATCTATAAAAATTGATTTAGATAAATTGAAAGCAGGCAAATATACGTATGAAGATTTAGTGGAAATACAAAACGATTATTTAGGAGTCTATGAAGGTATGGATATGTATATGAAAATAGGACCATATGGTGCCTACGTAGAATGGGGCGAAAACAGAGAAAGTATATCCAATATTCAAAAACCATTAAACAGTATTACTTTAATGGATGTGCAAGAAATGATTTTCAAAAAAAGAGGAAATGCAGTAATAGAAGATGGAGAACAAAAGAGGTCTCCTCCACCTGCACCAGGTGATAATAATTTGATCCGGACATTGAATGAAAACTTGAGTATTCGCAAAGGTAAATTCGGGTTTTATATCTTTTATAAAAATCAGGAAATGAAGAAACCCGAATTCCTTTCTTTGAAAGAATTTAAAGACGATATTTTCAAAACAAAAGAATCGGTTCTCATTGATTGGATTAAACAGAAATTTAGAATTACGTGATATTTTTATGCATATCTATAATATAAAGAAAAACTTGCAAAATGGAAGATTGTCATCCTTTTTTCCGATATTTGATTTTTTTCATCATATTTTTGATTGGATTTTTCTGTATGTTTATTAAAAATATTGAACTCATTGGAATTGGAATCGTCTTTGTAATCAATATTATAAATAGTTATTTTTTAGGAATTGATATTCTGAATCATCCATCAGTTGAAAGAGGAGATATTACATTTATGGTTATTATTTATATTTCACTTGTCTTTTTATTTGTATCGTCCATTCTCATTATGATTACATTGAAGGATTTACATGCTACTTATTCAAAAATGGGATCAAAAATCAAAATGTCCGCTGATAACAAAAAAAAATACAATCAATACAAACTTATATTTATGATATGTATTATTTTTATAGGCGTTTTATCTTTGATTTATTTTTTACAACCATCCGAATACGATTTTTTTCGAATTGTATATGGTAATAAATATTATATCATATTATCACTACTATTAGCACTTATTAAATACGGATTATCCGCTTCAGTTCTTGGTTTATCCGCTTATTTGGTTTATTTATCGAATGATTTGGCACATTTACCAGATATGATTATAGAATAACACCATTTACATAATTTTTTGTATATCCGTTATATGTTGAAGAGCCCATACTCCCAAATAAGACCACATAAGAATAATATTATTGCCGCCATTATAAATGACCCATCTGAGTGCCTGACATTGGGGTGTCGGTGCAATAAAAGGTGCCATTAGAAACCCCCATACAGTATAAGGCGTGCATAATTTTACATACAAATGTGATGCAAAATAATGCAGAAGAATCCACGCCAAATAGAGACAGACCATTTTCATAATAAAAATTATTCTATTATGAAAGAATTCAGAGACGTATTGTTTCATTTTGGAAAACATTTTTCGATATTGAATTTAATTGAAGAGGTATTTGAATTAAATATTATCAATTAAATACATAAAAAAATGGTTCAATTTTATAGTTTACAAAATACGAAATACAAAACATAAAATATGAAAATAATAAAAATACAAAATATCTAATAAACAAGATCTGCGTGTGGAATAAGCAAATAAAAGGGATATGTTTTTTTGGATTTATTTTGTTCACTTTTTTGCCATTCAATATATGCATTCATAATAAAACAATTCCATACTTTAACTCCCCACATATAAGTTCCTGAATTAATATCTGAGTAAGAGATAGATGGATCGACCAATTTATCGATAATTGCCAAGATGCAAGACAAAGTAATATCCGGATGTTCTTTCATCAGATCTGTTAACACTTCCATTACATTTGTTTGTTCATAAACAAGGACTTTATTCATTCTTTTTATAAAAGAATGATTTTGAAAATGAGGATGTATTTTGTCTTCTTCTTCTTCTTCTTCTTCATAATCATATTTGATTTCCATACAACCACCAAAATCTTGGTGAGCCTGTTGATTTGGCTGAAATATAGGATAGCATCCTGAGCAACAAGTATTTTGAAAGCTTGTCATTTTGATAGCTTGATTGGTTGTTTAATAATATATTGTAAGTATCAATTTATTTTTTCTGTATTTCAATTTTATAATATACGTTCAAAATAAATCTAAATAGTTCTCCATTTCATTTAATAATCAACTAAAAATAGTAAATGAAATATTACGAAACTCATTTTGAAGAATACACCAAATCTGTCGAAGAATATAATCTGCATCCAGAAATGCTTCCTATATATGAAAAATTCCCCAAATCAATTGCAAATCTTGGAAATCTCATTTTCTATGGTCCTACAGGAATTGGTAAATATTCTCAGGTTCTCACTCTTCTCAAAAAATATAGTCCAAGTGAATTAAAATATGATAAAAAAATATTGATCCAGACCGACAAACAGGACTATACTTATCGTATCAGTGATATCCATTATGAGATAGATATGGCTTTGTTGGGATGTAATTCGAAACTTGTTTGGCACGAAATATTCTTTCAGATAATTGATATTATATCCGTCAAAGCAGAAAAGACCGGAATCATTGTTTGTAAGAATTTTCATTTGATTCACGGAGAACTCTTGGAAACTTTTTATAGTTATATTCAACAATATAATTATCCTTATTCCAATATTCATATCCAGTTCATTTTGATTACTGAACATATCAGTTTTTTCCCCAATAAAATATTGAATTGTTGTCAGATTATTCATATTGAACGTCCATCCATTGAAAAATATAAAAACCTGTTTACCATTACCAATAAATACGCAAATATTTCTTCCAACGGGAAATCCAAAAAATTGAGAGAACATTCTCTTTTGTTTGGACAATCAACTACACACGATGAAACCGCAACAATATATAATTCTGTCTTAGAAAATGAAAACGAAACCTTTATACAAAAAATCAGTAATTTGAAAAAACCCCATAAACAAGAATCGGACAAAATCACCGCTATTATGAATCATATGAATCCTGAATATATAATAAACATCAAAGAATTGAAATCCTTTACACTCATTGATGCCACAAAAGAAATACCAAAAGATATTTTCAATATCATTTGCGATAATATTATCAAAGAAATAGAGAACCCGAAAAAAATCATATTTACTAGTTTCCGCGATGTTCTCTACGATATTTTGATTTACAATCTGGATGTTACAGAATGTATTTGGTATATTCTTTGTTATTTTATCAATGAAGGGAAAATCAAAGAATCCGATAGTTCTGCAATATTATCCAAAACCTATATTTTTTTAAAATATTACAATAATAATTATAGACCCATATATCATTTAGAGAGTATTTTCTTTTATTTTATAATTAAAATACACGGATTTTAGTATGGATTCAAAAAAGGCTATTCTTATTTTAGGATTAAACGATGAAACGGTCACTATGGAGAACATCAAAAAACAATACCGATATAATGCATTGAAATATCATCCGGATAAAAACAAATCGGCGGATGCCTCTGAAAAATTCCAAGAAATACATTTAGCATATGAATATTTATTGAACAATCATTTCTACCAAGGAGAACCGGATAATGAGGATGATTTTTTATCAGGTTCTCCAGCAGATTACAAAAATATGTTGCGAGAATTTATTGATCATATTTGGAAAGGAGGCTCTAGAGAAAACACTACATTGAATAAAATCATTCATATCATTTTAGGAAGATTATCCAAAATATGTGAGAACCAGATGGTCGAATTATTAGAAAAACTAGATAAAAATCTTTTACTAAAAATTTACGATATTCTAAAAATTTACAAAGATATCTTTTACTTTAGCAATACTTTTTTCGAAAAAATGGAAGAGGTTCTCTCCGAAAAAATAAAAAATGATGAATGTATTATTTTGAATCCATCTTTAGACGATTTGTTTGAGAACAATCTCTATAAGTTGACAGTTAATGGCGAAGTCTATATTATTCCATTATGGCATCACGAATTAGTGTATGATAACTCGGGAAATGATTTATATGTAAGATGTTATCCTATTTTACCGGAGAATATAGTGATCGTTGAAAATAATAATATAGTTGTAAATCTTCAATTGAAAGTGATGGATTTATTAGATTTAGAGACTTTTTCCTTTGAAATTGGTAAAAGAAAAATAGAAATGAAAACCAGCGAACTTAGTTTAGCAAAAAATCAAATAAAGATTTTCTATAATCAAGGAATTTCAATCATAAATATGAAAGATATTTATGATGTTAGTAGGAAAAGTCATATTTATTTGAATATTGAATTGGTGTAGAGAACAAAGATTCAATATTCAAACTATTTATAAAAAGTATTTATATGCACCACTTTTAACTCCACTATATAAAACAAGAGTCATTTCACCAGCTACAAACAAATGAAATAACATATGAAAATATACCCATATATTAGGATGACTAGAACTGAATTTATTTGAAAGAAAATAAAATAGTATAATTCCAGCACAACCTGGAATCCCCCAACCAAGTAATTGTATATCGCGAACAAAGAAACAACCGGATACAAAATAAATCGCGAATGATACTTTCGCAGTGATCAAATCGGCCGTCCTTCTTGGTCCCATAATCGGGTTTCTCCAATGATTAACAGATATTACTGTAGTAATAAAAGAAAGAATGCCGTAAGGATACAAACTATTCGAAAAAGCATAAATACCAGGAGCAAGAAAGAAGCAAGATGAAACAACCAAGTGTCTACTATCATTAATATTTGCCATCCGTTTATCTTCCATAAAATTATATAAACATTATTTTGAAAATAATAACAAATGAATTATTTGTTATTATCTGATTGTTTATGGTATTTAGGGCATATAATCACTGGTTCTTCTATTCTTTTTACACACGATAATTATTATTTGGCCATTGCATTTGTATCCTTTGGACAATGTATAACCATTATATCACGACCCATTGGACGTATAACAACAAACCAAAATAAAAACACAATAAACGTGGAAAATGAAATGCTAGATATTGTATAAACTCTAGATTGTATAATCACTTTATTCATTTCTATAAATATAATTACTCAATGGTTTTGGCATCATTTTATGAACAAATTTTTCTCGGTTCTCATCATATTCTTGAAAATAGTTAGATCTAAATGTATAAAAAAACTGACAACAAAAATGGTATTTAGGTATTATATCTAAATCAACTATCCGAAATGTCATATAATTGTAGTAAGTATCTGGAAAAAAGAAGATTTCTGAATATCTAGGAGAACCTATGATAGGATATTGCATATTTTTATTCGTATCTGGATCAAATACAGAAGCCCACCCTCTTTCATAAATCATTTTTATAACAGGATGTTTTATGACCGATTTGATAAATATATAATTAGTGTAATAGCAATAACTCCATACAGGTTGTATAAAATATTCATATTTGACATTGTTTTTTATAGGAAATGTATAAACATATGCAAAATCTACTCCTAACTGAGAAGGGTTGCCTTTTTGATAAAATGAAATATAAATTTTTCTTGGTGGATTATTTTTTTTGAATTCATAGAGAACCTGTAATTTTTTATGGATAAAAAACCGATTTATTTTATAATATTCTTTTCCAGATTCAGAAATTTGTAAAAAAAACGGTTTTTCTTCCAAATCGTATTTCATTTCAAGAATTTTATTGATAATTTCATAGGGTAGATTTTGTTTCATTTAGCAATATTTGATAAAATATCTTTATGTATTTTTTTTAGTCGTAATCGAATTGTTTCTTCACTAAATCCTAACAGTTCTCCTAT